GATTTTATGTCTATCCGGAAGTTCTCGTTGTACAAATTTAGGTATGCCTCCATGGGATCTGCCTTGACTTTCAAGGTTTTGTCTTTAGTCTCTCTTTTCGCTTCTGCGATCGGAGTGGCTTTATACAAAAATATCCCTATCGGGCACGCCATACGGCTCGTCTCCGTTTACGGAGACGATATTGTTGTTCCTTCTGATACGTATAGTTGCGTTACACATGTACTTACACTTCTCGGATTACGCGTCAACGAAGCTAAAAGCTTCCGCGGCGATTTTCTCGAAAGTTGTGGTACTGACGCCTATTTAGGTCGCCCTATTACTCCTATACGTCTCAGATTCGTCCCATCCAACATTCGTTTGAATCAGAAGTTGTCGTCTTCCGACTATAACTTCCCTTATGACATCTTACCTAAATACGGTCTATACCGTAATGCACGCTCAAAGGGTTATCGCCTTCTTTCGAAGTTGATAGCCAAAGAGCTTCATGTGCAATCTCTAGGTTCGATATCTCAATGGTCGACTCCTTACCATCTTACCGATGGTATGTTCATGAAAGTTCCACCAATTGCTGGTGTACCATCTTTACGATGTGTACCAGTTGTGGTGTCTGAACGTAATGATTTCGTTGACCATTATACCTCATTTACGAATGTTGGATTACCCCTGTTAACTCAAAAATATTCATATCGCCTTGTGATTCGACAGTCTTTAGACTCTGAATCCGTAACCGTTCCTACCTTCTACGGTGGAACGTATGGTTACAGTAAAGGTTTCATACCTTTTAGCGGTTATGCATACTCCAAGTCTCCCCATAAATGTTCTTTTCTTGTTGCTGATAATGGTAGCATAGATGGCGCTACCCAAGAATTCGAACAATATATTAAGGAGGTCGAGTCGTATGCTTGACTTTGAGTTAACTTTACGCCTTTGCGGTCTTCTTATGATCGATTTAGGTTTTTCCTTTTCGATCTGTAACAAGGTCATTATCTTTTACCGTAAGGTATCAGGTCTTGGCCTCGTATTCGAAGACTTCGAATGCTTACTCTCGGTTCTTGCCGAACTATGTCAGTACTTACCACCTTGTGATGAACGTTCGTTCATCATTACTCTCGAATCCATCTATCAAGATGATGATTTCATCGAGAAATTAAGGTTTTTAATTACTCGGCACGGCACAGAATTTGACCTTCCCGGAGGGTCTTAAAACACTTCCGGTGGTTGTCCCCAGAATATGTACGGTATTCTTATCCGTACATGTGATCTTTTAATCCATACAAAAGGTTATATTCTTATAACTCTGGATTAAGGGCGTTAGTTGGTAACTTTTTCTCCCGCAGGAGCCTGAGAAATCAGACCGACCTACGTGGAGGAC